CTAAAAATTATGGCCATCGTGCTGTTGGCACTTGCGGCCCTGGGCATCGAGTACTGGATTTATTACACTGGGATGCTCAAGGAGCACATGACGTTTCTGGAATTTCTGTTACTTATCAGTAGAAGTTAAGGGAGATGAGAAAATGGAACATTACAACGAATACGTAGACAGCCGTGGCTGGCATTATCGAGCTATGCCGCTTATCGGCGGTCAACCATACGCACTTTGCTATCAGCGTACACCCGGTGGCGGTTGGCATCGGATGAAACAGATGATGTTGCGCATGACATTGGCCGAAGCCAAACAAGATCTTGATGAATATGCGGCCAAGAAAGGCTGGACGGGATTAACGAATTATATGGGAGGAAACCAATGAACAAGAAAGAAAAGGAAATTCTGGAAAAGCGGGTATTAGAGAGCGAATTGGAATGTCTGGAAGCGGAAGAAGATATGAAGAGCGATAAGAGCAAACAAGCTCGGATGCTGGCGATGGAAAAGAAGATGGCGGCCAAGGAAGCGGCCCATATCTGCCAACTGTTATTGCCAGGCACGAACATTTTTCAAATCAAAATGGACGCCATGGAAAAATTCAAACTGACAAAGGGGATGTAGCTATGCTGAACGCAAAGGAAAGGGAAGAAAGAAGGAAGATGCTTGTATTTTTAGAAAGCGCGCTAAATTTAGCTGATGTTCCAACTGCTATCATCTACACTGATGACGATGTAGTAGAGATTACTAATTTAAATGTCTATACGCCTTTCGGATTTCACACCGAAGATATGTGCAATCAAGAAGTGTTCGATAGGGTAGTTATGATGGCAGAAATGATAGCCAAAGATTGTAAGCCGTAAATAGACAGTTTTCTTTAAAGGAGCGATATTATGGCAAAACTAATAACGGAAAATACTCGGGACTGCACAGGAACCATGGTAACGCAGTTCAAGAGCCCGAAAGGTGGAAACATCACCTTCGTGGACATTCATAATTACCTGGTCCGTACATTTGGCGGCGGTGTATATTTGGCCGTCATAAACGCAAACGACGGAGAGATTGTAGATAAAATCAATATCGTAGACGCATATGATGTCAGCGATATGGAGCGTTTCCTTTGATGTTCAGTTTTATTGTAACTGAAAGGAGATGGATGACCATGAGTAAAGGGTTCGGGATTGAAATAAAAAGAGCCCGTAAAGGGGCAGGCTTCACGCAGGAGCAGGCAGCGGAAGCATTAAATGTTTCCGTGCGAACGTATGCCAAATACGAAGGTGGCGAAATCCTGCCGTGCGATGACATGGTAGCAGCCATGATGCAGGTTTTCGATAATCCTTGCCTGGGATATACCTATCTCTCGCAGGAATCGGAAGTCGGCCGGCTGATTCTGCCGAAAATCGGCAAACTGCCCGGCGTTGCGGCCGGAGCCATGCAGTACCATATCGCCTTATCAGAAGCCAATAACGACTCGATGAAGCTGGAGAAAATCTGCTGTGACGACAAAATCGACGCCTACGAAGCCTTAGCGATACAGCCGCTCATCGATAAGATCTTTGAATTGGCAGGACGAGGGCTGACACTTTGGTTAACGTGTCCGAAACGGACACAAAAAAAGAGCCGCCCGGCGGCAACCGGACGGCCCTAAGGAAAAAGTTGATAACTACATTATAACATGAAGCGATGGAAATGAACAAGGGATAGAAAGGAGAAGGCAATATGAAAGATATTCGGCCAGGACTATTGGAGTCCGACAGGGTTTACAGCGCCAGGACGCTGGCCAAAGTGCTGCATGTATCAGTGCGGACAATCTATAATCTCGCATCTCGCCGCGAATTGCCGTTTGTAAAGATAACGCCGGAATCTGACATGCGTTTTCCGGGCTGGCAGATCAAGCAATGGTTGGATACGAAAATCGAAAAATAATGAATGGAGGGAAAACGATGAAAAGAGAAAGGCATATTGGACAGTTTTTACTTGCCCTGGCTGTGACTTGCAGTGTCGGCCTGTATGTAGGCCATTCACTGGGAGAAACCGTGAAAGCCCAGGAAGATGCCCGAGTCCACATCGTGGACCAGGGAGAAATGTTGTGGGAAATCGCCAGGCCCATTGCGGATGAACGCGGTATGGATATCCGCGAAGTCATCTATGAAATCAGCGTGAATAACGACATCAATAGCACTGACGATATCCGCCCAGGGCAGCGGTTAGTCATTAATTTCTGAAAGGCAGGTGAAAATCATGCAATTCGGAAGGTTTAAACCCGATGAAGAAGAGACAGAACACATAGCCGGCTTCCACTTTGGCGCTGTAGACGTAGTGCACTATTGGTTTCATTTTGCCAATGGTTATACGGCCAGCGTCATCCAAGGCGGAGGATACACATATGGCGGAGAGCAAGGCTTGTGGGAACTGGCTGTATTAAGGGATGGGGATATTGATTACGACAACCCGGTAACGGCCGAAAAAGGAGGAATCTTGGGTTATTTGGATGACAGCGAAGTAGCCGAAAAGCTGGAAGCCATAGAAGCGCTGCCAACTTGGCACAAAAGAAAGAGAAAGAAAAGGAGATGACCACCATCATGAATCGTAATAAAAGCATGACCAGCCCTCCGAAATTCGATACAGCACAGCTGAATAGCCCCGCCTACTATCAATATTTCACCATGGTATTTGACAGGGAAGCGAAAAAAGCGGGAATGCCGGCGGCCATGAGGACCTGGGTAGGAATCACACCTCGTGGGAGCATAGGAGTCCGTTTTTTTGAAGCAGATAACGTGACCCAATATAAGGGAGGAGCAAAATGCCATCCCAATGATCCTTTTAATTTAGAAGTCGGGCTCAAACTAGCGATAGAAAGAGCAGCCGAAAAATATCATGCAACATTTACTCCATCAGATGGCGATAAATATTATTATGTGGATCAGCACGGGCATGCCCAAATAGCCATATACATGAACAGTCTTGCCGATGAAATGAATATTACTATGGGAAACTGCTACCGAACTATTGAGCAAGCTTTTGGCCATGCAAGCCAAATCAAAAAACGGATTGAGAAAGCAATAGAGATATTGAGACAGTGTAGGAAGGGGGATACTCAATGAAATGGGTAGATGTGAATGAGCAGTTACCCATTCCGCAGCGGCGCGTGTTGGTAGCGATGCACGCCGGCACGGAGTGGGAATTCAAAACTGTGGGCATATATTGCCATGATCATTGGCTCGTGGACGGCGAAGCGCGGCTTATCCCGCTGAAAGAGGTGCAATATTGGGCGCCGATTGCGTCGACGCCAAGGAGGGGAAAATAACGTGAATATTATGCCGATTGACGAAGCCTATGAAAAAATACTCTGCTGTGCTATGCGCTATGCCCTGGGACGGCGGACGCACATCGTCTATGAAGTCGCTGACTATATCAAGAAAGTGTTACCGGCACTGAGCCTGGACACGTTGATGATCATGCAGCAGGATATCGAAAATCAACACGGATTCGGCGATGAACTGGATGAAAAACGTTGGATGATGTTATACGTCGATATCCTCAACGAAATCAAAAAGAAATACGCCTGTGAAATGAGGGAATAGCCATGAAAAAACAGGATGAAAGCAAGTGGTTCCGGCGGATGCAGAACCGTAACGTCCATCAAGACATTGCCCAGGAGGCCATCAAGCTGGCAGCCAAAGAAATCCATGCCGGACACTGGCACGGGTACGCCGAGGAAATGTATTACAAAGATGGCTTTCCCTGCATCCGCTGGCAGGATGGACATTGTGCTCATTACAACATCGTCAAGGGAACGGTATACTAATGGACACTTGTCCGCTATGCGGCCAGCCGACGCACAGTTGGATCTATTGCCGCAAATACAAAATGGACATCTGCCAGGACCACTGCGAAGATTGTCCGTGGTTCATGGGAAAAATGTTATGGAGTTGCCGCTATTCAGAGAGGAAGAAACCACATGAAAATCGCTATTTACAACCTAAAAGGGGGCGTCGGTAAGACGGTAACGACGGCGAACCTGGCCCACCTTTATGCTACACAACGAACGCATCACGTGCCTGGCAGTCATCGCGGCCAGGCACCGCAAGTACTCATGATTGACTGTGACCCGCAAGGGAATCTGACGCAGTTCTACAAACGGTACGACCAGTCAGCCCCGTGTGGGATGCGGGAAAAAGAAATCATTGGTACGGACTGGCCGTTTCTGTCGCTCATGCCGGGGAATATGGATTTGTATGAACTGGAGCGCAGTTATTACGAAAGCAAGACCGTCGACGCCCTGGCTGACATCGGCAGCGGATATGATATTGTCCTCATCGACTGCCCGCCGGCACTGAACATGTTGACCATTAACGCGTTGAGCATCGCGGACTTCATCGTCATCCCTGTACGGCTGGACGCCTTTTCCAGCCAGGGGCTGGTGGAGCTCGACACACAGCTTCAGGACGTCCTGAAAATCAATCCCAGTCTGCAACTGCTGGGCGTGCTCATCACACACGACGAACGGACGACGCTGAGCGATGAAGCGGAAGGGCTGCTAAGAGCCAGATTCCCTGTCTTTGATACGAAAATCAGCCGGAGCCGCTGGATCATCGACAGCACATTGATGTGCAAGCCGCTGGCCGAGCTGAGCATGACCCTCAAGCCAGCATGGCAATATCGAAAATTAGCCAATGAAATCATAAAGAAGGTGAAAGAATGAGCTTAATGGAAAACATGGGACTCGTCAACAAAGACAAAGACCGGACTATCAAGCAGATTCCGGTCAACCTGCTCGTAGAGAATCCGGATAACTTCTATATCGTCGGCGATGTAGAAGAATTAAAGAACTCGATTATCGCCGCCGGCGGAGTCCGTCAGAACTTGATTGTCGAACCGATGAAAGACGGACGGTACATGATTGTATCCGGCCATCGCCGGTGCAAGGCCGTCAAAGAGCTGCTGAAAGAGCAGACCGTGGGGATTCCAGATACCGTACCTTGCGAAATCTCTACGGACCACTATGGAAATCAACTGCTGCTTATCGATACGAACAGCACGTCCCGGGACTTGACTGCCTGGGAACGGGTCGAGCAGTATAAACAGCTCAACAGCCTGTTCAAATATGGCGTCATGACAAATCAAATCAGCGGCCGCAAGCGCGACGCGATTGCCAAGACGCTGCATGAAAGCACGACCAATATCGCCCGATACTCAGCCATTTCCAACAACTTGCGGAAATATTACGCAGACTGGATGAAATCGGGCAAACTCGGTATTTCTGCGGCCTATGAATTATCTAAATTAACGCCGGACCAGCAGAAAGATTTCTATGAACAGCACATGGATGACGATGAAATTACATTGAAATCTATCGAAGACTTCATCTATCCGGCACCGGAAGAAACGCCGGCCCAGGAAGCGGCTGTACAAGAAGAAGCAGCCGTGCAGGCAGAAAGACCGGAAACAGACGAAGAAGATCCGGAAGATATTTCCGCCGATGATGAAGCGGAAGACATCGAAGAAGTCCCAGAAGAAGCGGACCAGGAAGAAACGCCAACAAAAGATGAACCCATCACATGGGAAGAATACATGGAATTGCGAAAAGAATACAAGAAGGTCATGAGAAACATCATGGATAAACATCGGCTCATAGATGATTATGTAGAACTGGAAAAGAATGGTACGTACACCCAGATACAGATGATACACAACATGCAGTGGGCCACCAGCGCTATGTATAAGCAGTTGGACTACCTGATGGAGCTGGTTGATAAGATGAAGGTGGTGAGAGGACATGCAGAAAAGTAAGAAAGGAAACTTAGAAATCGGAAGCAATGCCGGCGAAACGACAACGGCAACACTCGTATTCATGGCCCTTCATGATAACTATGGCTTCGGGCAAAAACGGCTGGAACGAATCAAAATGAAATGCAATGAATATAACCGGCAGGAAATAAAAGAAGATCCTACATTCCAGGGGACGGCCTTCATTGCGATGAGGCAGAAAATGGAAAAATTAGGGGTCAGCGAACGGCTGGAACGGGACTTCATTAACTGGATCATATCCGGAGTGGGCTTGAGTGGACGCTATCAACGGACGTCGGCTATGGCCAGCGTCGAAGCGTCTTACATTCACCTGTTCCTGGCGATTCATGAATTATTCGGCTTCGGGGCGCAGCGTCTCAAAGCCATTCAGCAGAAAATCAAATTCTACGCCGGCTGTATCCGTGAAGGAGAGCCGGGGATTGAAGAATTTATGAAATGCATGGCCGTCGAATGTGGCCAGGTATATCCGGGACTGATTGCCTGCGAAGAAAAGTACGGAGAAGTAAAGATTTATGGATAAGGGGTGGAACTATGATTTGTCCTTGCTGTGGACGGGAATTCCGGGCCAAGGGAAATGAAAAGTATTGCGAATCATGACGGCATCGCATCTTAGATGAATATACCAAGTGGCGGCGTATGAAGACGAGAAAGAAACTGAAGAAGTGTATCGTATGTGGACGATCGATGGAACACTACACATCGCCATATGTGTGCAGCCGTGAATGTGGGAATATTGCCAAGAATATCTTGAATACAGAAAAGCAGCGGCTGTCACGGCAGGCGAATAAGCAGTGGAAGGAAAAAATGTGCTATGGGAATGGGGATGAAAAGCCCGTACCCCGGCGCAAACTCAAGAAGCCGTTATCGCCATTGGGACTCGATATTGAACAGGCGAAGCTTCACCATATGGACTATCCGACATGGATGAACAGCAAAGAACGGAAGGAATGGAAACAATGCACGTAACAGATCATGAACTCAGGGCCATGGTATGGTGGGGCATGATTCTCATCAGTATTTTATTTTGGGGCGGATTTATTTATATTCTGGCCCACATCTTAAATTAAAAAGGGACAATGGAAACGTTCATTTTGAGCGTCTCCATTTTTCCATATATATGTATATAAAGGAAGTGATGGGCCTGTGGCCCATTGGGGCTTGTAGTAGGCGTTATATTTAGTGCCACTGGGAAAGGAAGTGAGACCATGGGGTTTGTTCGTAATGTGAAATATTTCTGCGGGAAAAGATATTTTGAAACGGATTTGTTTGAAGTTCCTGATATGGGGAAACGTGGAAAGAAGATGAGAGAAAAGAAAGTCAACCTGTCCTCACCGGATCAAGTACGCCGAAATAAGCAGAAGGCATTACGAACATTCTGCCAGAAAGTAAAAACGAATTTCACGGGCGACGATGTTTATTTGACATTGACCTATGATACGCTGCACAAACGGGACAACGTGAAGGATGCCAAGAAAGACTTCCATAATTTCATCAAGCGCGTGAACCGTCGGCGTAAAAAAGCGGGGCTTCCCTCGGCAAAGTATATGGGAGCCATCGAACGAAAGGGAACGAATATTCATTTTCACCTAATCATCAGCGGGGGCCTGGACCGTAATGAGCTGGAAGACGTTTGGGGCAATGGCCTGAGCAATGCCAGCCGGTTGCGGATAGACGATGCAGAATTGATGCAGCGGCTCTGCCAATACATCATGAAGGAAGCCCGAAATAAGGAGAGGTTCGAGAACACATATATTTGTTCACGGAATCTGGAAAACCCGAAGGTCACGAAAACAGACTGGGCGTTTACGCATCGCAAGCTGGAAGAACTGGCCGGACAGACCGACTGCCGGGATGTATGGGAGAAATTATATCCTGGCTATGAATTCATCGAAGCCAGCAGTACGTTCAATGAATTGACGGGCTGGCATATCACGGTAAAAATGACGAGGAGGGATAGCGACGTATATTGCAAAGACGAAAAGGGTACGCCTCCGGGGAGTCAAACTAAAACGGCTCAACGACAGCGTACACGAAAGAGATGGGTATAAGTGCATCGTCTGCGGGAGATACATCGACGACGGGGAAAAGATGCACCATGAGCCGTGCGGGATTTATAAATCAGACGAAATCAACAAAACCGTCACGCTTTGTGAGCGATGCCATTACGAACGCCATCACGGGGCCAGGGCGGCAGAAATACGAACGAAGTGCGTTGCCTACTTACGAACCATTTACGGGGATGCAGGCGCGCGCAAGGAATAGGAGGTGAGACGATGGAAGTGCATATCAGCATTACCGGGGACGACGAATCCGGGAAAAAAGTTCTGGACATTTTGACGGGCGGCGGCATCCTGGACAATCTGGAAACGACAGTGAAGCCCAAGAAGCATGCAGGACGACCGAAGAAGCATATAGAGAAAGATATTGACATGAACGAAGTGTCGGAAAAGATTTTCGGAAAGTAGGCGAGGAGAATGAACAGTGAACACTACCAAGACCCGACAGCGGAAAAAGCAATCAGCCGGGTTGAGAAGAAGCGGCAGGAGAAGCGGAAGAACCGCAGGTATCGTATACGCAGGATGCTGTTGAAGCGGGCACTGGAAGAGATTGCGACTATCTGCGGATTCAAGGTACACATTACGTTCATCGAAAGCAAGGTGAAGTTATGATCATCAACAAAATTCACGTGAGCAGTAATGTTGTCCGAATCGGATACATCGAAAACGAAAAAGAAGTGCCGCGGGAATATACGCTGAAAAGCAAAGAACTGGCCCGGCCAGAATTATACAAGGCCATGGAAAATATTTTTCACGTCATGGCCAATGTGGATACCTGCTTTGCTGCGGTATGCGACGGGGAGATTGAAGACATCGTAATTAAATATAATCGGGACAACAGCATCGATAATTACGTATTAGCCGGAGCGATGCACGGTGATGACGGATTAGTCGCTACATTCAAGACGGAAAAGATTTATGCTAGAGCTTGGATGACGCTGGACATTGAAGCGGAAACGCCGGCACCGAAATTGAAAGGGAGGGGTAGCGTGACAAGTAAAGAGTATCTCAAACTGGTCTATGAGTCAGAAGAAAAAGCCAACACGCTGCTGAAAGAACTCAGCCGGATACAACACGACTTGTTAGTATTGAATGCCATTGATTATGAAAAGCCACGAGTCAGCGGCGGGAATGGACGGAATGCGATGGAAGACCGGATTATCGGATTCTTGGATAAACGCGAAAAAATGTTACATGAATACCTTCAGACCGTAAACCGCCCGTGGGAATTTAAGAAGCTCGTCGAATATATGGACGACGAACGGATGCAGGCGATAATGAAGCGGCATTATTTGTGGCACGAAACCTGGGAAAAAGCCTGTGAAGGAATCTGCTCAGTCAGCTGGCTTCGACGAAAGGGAAA